ATGAACTGTTTAAACTTTAACATTGTTATTGTCCTGGTGTATCATTTTTATATTTATTAGTTAACTCATCGGTTCCCCATTCACCAGCACCGTGCTCTTCATAACGAGTATTTCTATCAAGTATTTTACTAAACTCTTTAGTAGAGATGCCAGCAAAATCAGCAGCCCATTGTTTAATAGTACTTTGAACACCTGTCTCAGTTGTTCTCATACCTGGTCTAGATAGGTTGTTCTTTTCGGCCCATTTATCCCAGCCACCAGCTTTACGAACCTCATTTTTCAATTCGCGAAGTCTCTTCAGTGCAATCTTATACTTCTCGCCATGAGCAAGTCTCTTGGCTTTATGATAATTGCTACGACCGAAGATAATCTTAGTTAGATCTTTGGCAAGATCAACTCCTATACCTTCTTGCTGATTCTGATAGTATTCTTTAAAAGTCTTCATTATTTCTTAGCGTCTCTTCTTAATTCAGCGCGCTTTTCTTTTGACAACATAGCACGAATCTTAGATAGCTTGTCACGATCATTTGGTGTCAATCTACCTTCTCTTTCTTTTTCTAATGCTCTTGCGTATGCAGCATCTGACTCATTGATATCCTCATCAGTATCTTCAATGATGTCTTCTAAATCTTCAATTTCCATAGAATCAAAGTTCTCTTCAACATAGTTTAGGAACTCTAACTCTTCTGCAATTAGATCGTCAAACAATGTATCTTCATTAGTTCTACGAATTGCAGCTCTCACGCCTGGGTGACTAGAAAGACCTTTTGCAATACCTTCGATCTTACGTACGATAGCAGTCATATTACCACCTTTCCAACGTGGATCATTTAAGATACCATAAGCCATTTTGATTTGTTTATCAGAGAACTTCTTAGCACCAAACGCTTCATCGATACCTGCACCATCTTCCTGACCGTCACTGCTCTTAGCCATATCTCTAAACCATTTCTTCATATCAGCCGGAGTAACTCTGTCAACTGAATTGATCATATCACCCTTCTTAAGGGTCTTACGAAGTTTAGCTTTGATAGAACTAGGTGAACCGTCCATGAACACAGTAGGCATACCTTCAACATCAACTTTATACCAAGTTGCTTCGTCTAATTCGTCGTATTCAACAGATTCTGACATGTCAATAGTATGGTTAATTTCTTGCCATTGATATGAAATGATCTTCATGGCCTTTTCCATCTTTTTGAACTCAGGAACAACGTTGTCTGCATCTTTTGAGATTGATTTACACAATACGCTGGTAGGTGTCATGACTTTTTCCATACGGCGAACCATATCATCTACACCTTTGAATCCCATAGACTTGCTGTACTTTTCTTCGATATATTCTGCATCGTTATATTCAACGCTTTCATATTTGTTAAGGTCTCTATTGCCAGTTACTCTGACTTCATACTTACCAAATTTCTTGCCATGCATAGCTTTATCTGCTTGTAAAACTTTTGAAGTAGGAACCTGAATTTCAATATATGCGTCATTACCTTTACCCTTAATACCATAACTAGCAACCTCTTGGCCAGTTTTTTTCATCATATATTGTACAGCAGCTGTTGATTCTTTATCACCTTTTTTAGGGATGATTCTAATTTTCATTTGTTCTTCATTAATAGATTCACCCATCATTCGGCGAATAGCTTGATTAGCTTCTGTATCTCTTGCACCAAGAGCAGCATATTTCTTTTGAAGTTGTTGAACCTTAGCTTTGTTCTTGCTCTTTACAGCAGCTTCTAATTCTTTAGATGCTTTTTCCCAACCAGGCTTGTCATATAATTCAAATGGATTATCACCGGCAAGTTTCTTATTAGCTCTTGCAATACCTTTAGATCTCTTATCAAATCTCTTAGGATCTCTGGTCATAGGATTTCCACCCGCTTGATCTCTACTAGCTTTGGCTCTATACTTTCTAAGAGTCATAGGTGATAGTTCATCTAATTTTTGTTCGTCCATTTGTGTTTCCTCACGTAATTTGATACCTGCTTTTTGCATGATTGCTCTTCCCATAGCAGGATCATTTGCCATTAGGATTTCAACAACTTTATCTCTTGGATCTGTGTCCATAGATTTTAATTTCTTTGCGATGTCCATCTTATTGGATGGGTTACCGGTAGCAGCATAGTTCTGTAACTTACCTGCGATCGTCATCATATCGCGCTTATCGATGCCACCAGACTTCTTAGCATAAGCCATCAAAGCGTCACCTGCTTTTGATTTAGCTTCTGTAATTTCTACTTCTTCTTTCGCAAACTTCTTACGAATATCATTCATCATTTTATCTTCTTCTTTCTTAGACAATGATTTATCAGTAGAAAATACTACATTTCTTTTACCTTTAGAATCTGTATAACCAATGTTAGTAGTTTTACCATTTCTTGATGCGAAAGGAATAATACCACCTTTAGATGACTTAGCAACACTCGCACCCATTTTCTTACTGAGGTCGTTTACTGCTTTAATCCAATCTTTATTAAGTGCTTCGTCAAGTTCAACATCTTCTTTTCTCATAGCTAGTTTATTTGTTGCCTTATCGATACCAGATACACGTTTCTTAATCTTATTAAGATTACCTTTGATACCCTGGTGATTAATATCTCTTGCAGCTGCGCGAGTATATCTTGCCATAGTTGATTTATTTAACTCATCAACTTCCTGCTCTTGTTCTTCTTTCTTAAATCCTTTTTTGAATTTGTCCATGAAAGTAGGATTCTTTTTCCTTTTTGCATCTCTTAATTTCTTAAGATCATTTGCTCTCTTCCGTTGAACATCATCAATATGATTTCTTGTAGCTTTACTTAATGGTGACATTTATGATCCTACCTTAGATGCTAAATCTTTATCAGCACCACCCCAGGTACCTTTTGATTTAGTTACAAAACTATTAACTCTTGCATGACCCCATTGAGATGCAGTAGTACCAGGACGATGGCCTGATTTCCATGCCGCAACTCCACGGTTATAAACTTTTCTTAATATACCAATTGGCATACCAGTTTTATCTGCTTTCTTTTGCAAAGCAGCAGTTACATCTTCAGTCATAATTTCACTGAATGAACTGAATGATTCATACTTACCTTCACCATACATTTGCTTATATTTCTTAGTATGTTTTGAAGGTTTAGTCTTTGCTTCTTTATCACCTGGTGCAGGTTTATATGCTTCAGGATCATCGTCATCCATATTAGCTTGCTTCTTAAATTGAGCATCGCGTTTTACTTTGGTTGACTTAGCAAGACCTTTATGATAATTAGCTGGTTGAGATCCTTCACGATCTTTAATATCTGGATCTTGACGTTCAATTAGTTCAACATCATCTAACCACTTGCGAAGCTTCTTACCATCTGCCATCTCAACTAGAACATAGTTAGAGCCTAGCATAATAACTTCACCAACTTCATCAGATTCTTTTACAACGATAATATCACCTTCGTTGAATAGCTTACCTTCTACATAAGCTTCTCTTGTTTCTGATACTGATTCAAGTTGAATGTGTTCTCTAAAGTCATATGATTCTTTTAGACCCATGCCCTTTCGAACATCATTGAATAATGCTTGACCGTCTTTGAAACCTCTTGGTAGACCTTGAGAGAAAGAAGCAAAATCGTTTGCTTCAGCTGCAGCTCTCATTTTTGAGGCTGACATACCAGAAACATCATCAGCATCTGGATCTCTTTCACCGGCAGAAACAACATTGATTCCACCTTCAAAGTTATAAAATCCGTGACGACCTTTAACGTTGTTATACTTGTTAAGTAACACTTCAAAGTCTGTGACTCTGTCTGAGCCTGCAACAAGATTTACTTTGTTGTAACCTTGATCATATAACTTAACAAGGACATCAAATATTGTTTTCATTTTTGTATCAAGCATAACTGAACGCGCATGCTTTGGATACATCTTTCTCATATACTTGACTTTTGTTTTATAGTCAAGTGGATTCTTTTTCTTATCCGTGGACTGGGAAACAAATATAAAATACTTATTGCTGCGTGCAACTTTTGCAACAGCGTCTAAAAGCTTTTCATGTCCTGTCGTTGGAGGATTGAAGCGACCCCAAGCGAATGTACATTCCTTGGTGGCTTCTGTAATATAGTCAGCAAATCCTTTAATCATTCTTGCTGGCTCCACGTCTTAATTTACGATCACGCTCAGCTTGACGCATAGCAGGTAGAAGTTTCTTTGCAATACGATCTACAACGGCTTGCTTCTTATTGACCATTTTCTCATAAGCAGCACGAGTTGAATAAGGTAGATCTTCTTTCTTCTTACCTTTAAGGAATTTCTTGAGGACAACTAAACGAGCTTTACGTTTAGCTCTTTTCTTGAGGACTTCGGTAGTTGCGGTACGACGCATAGCCTTCTTACGACCAATAGCAATCTTAGCTTTCATTCTACGCATCTGTTGACGCTTCTTCATTCTCTGTTGAATGTTTAAAGCTTCTTCTACTTCCTTATCTTCTGAAGTATCATGCGCAATACGATTGCTTTTCTTTTTTCTATATTTTGTTAACTCGTCTTCACCTGGTTTTAGGTCGACGGTAATTAGGTCTTTAAAACTATACATTTCTTTCTCGCAATTTCCATGAGGAATAGCCTAGCCCCTAGAAGGACTCTGCCAGCCTTTAATAACGTCTGGACTAAAGTTATTATAACTGAATTCAAGTCTATCAACTAACTTAACAGCACCGCCCTTAAGCTTATCAATAGCCACAAATCCTTCAGCATTTGTAACATTAAATCCGTTCTTCGTCTTAACAAATGTGTTAATACGATTCAATCTGTTTAACTTATTTATAATAATTAGTTTCGCCACTACTATGGCTTTTTGTAATTCAAACACATATTTTAATGATTGTTTGTTTGCAGGCGAAAAGAATTTAAGTAATTCATCACGTTTCTGTATCTGGGCAGTCTTACCCTTCTCAGATTTACGTTTATCAATTTCTTTTTGATATCTATCTTGCACAAATTTAATTAAACCAGCAACGTGGGCAGTAGTATTACCAATAGGTTGATTAGCTCTTACTGATTTGTTGTTCCACGTTTCGATCGTTTGGGCGAGCTCTTTATTCTTTTCGATTTCACGGAGCGTGTTCCCGGCGATTTTGTTAAAGATTTTTCCAGCATTTGAGAGTGCAGTTGTGACCTCATCAGTATCTGCTTTTGTGAGTGTAGCAGTGCCAGATAGATTTCTGAGTTCCGCAGATTGTGCCCAGACACTTCGTACCTTTCTAAATTTTGAGACGTCGACTCCGTATGACGCTCGCATTTCTTGAAACTTCTGACCAGTATACGATGTGTGGAATACAACGCCGATGCGAGCTTGTCTAATGCGTTTGGCTTCATCGCTAGCAGAAGGCACAGCATACACAATGGTATTAGGGTGAAAAGTAGTATAGTCTTGTCCATCAATCTTCTCCGATTTCAAATCATCTGATGTGAACATTATATCACCCTGGACCACTCCCTTAATACCAAGTTTAGACAATTCAGCCAATGCAATCTTCATCTTTGTATTAAGATCGCCATCACCGATGTCTGCATCAATATCAGCATTTGATTTATAAATTTTTGGATCTTTGTTGAATGCACCTTTCTTTGCAACAAAGAACTTGCCATCAGCAGGATCTTCTCCACATACAACAGCAGGTGCGCCGTCCCATTTAACCGTAACATCAACTTCTTTTGTTGAGTTACTGGCTAACATGTCTCTTAATGAACGCAGTGCAAGAATAGCTTCACGTGCGCCATTCACACCACCATAGATCACACGATCCTCTAGGTGAGTCATGTGTGTATTCTTTTGTTCGGAAATATATTGATTAAATTTTAGCATATTAGAACTTGATCTTTGGTTTGATTGTGCCTTGAGTTACTACATCTAGGTATACTTGATTACGACTTAGATTACCTACAAATAATACATCGCCAAGTCTTGCCTTCGGAACTTTATTAATCATAAGGATCAGAGGGTTTTTAGAAAGATATTTATATGCTGCCAAACGATATGGCTCTTCAACTTCTCTGTTCCATTGTGCTTTTAATTTAGGATCTTTTAGAATAGCAGCAATCTGACTACCATTCACACCATTCTTTTCTTTACCCAATCTGCCGTTAGGATCAACTTCATCTCTGAGTCTTAATGCTGCACCAACCATCTTATCAAGAGGTACAGTACCACCAAGCTTGAAGTTCTTAAAGAAACCGTCTTGAGCTAAGTCACCTGCTTTAACCTCAAATGATCGTGATCCAATGTTAATATCTGCAGCAGATGCTGAACCACCACCAAGAACGGCGTCATCCAATAAGAAGAAAAGTGTTGCCTCACCAGGACCAACACCTTTCAAATTGTAATTGTGTAAGGCGAAGAACTTACTAGAACTTTCTGATCTTAGTTTTTTAATCAGGTTGTTCAGTTCATTTGCCTTTGGAGTACCTTTAATAGTTTTATCGATATCGAAATCTGGGAAGAAATGTGTCTTAAACAGAAATTGAATCTCAGACTTATATTTAGTAGTTGTAAAATCGCTAGATGTAAGGTTAAACGAAGTAACCTTTTGAGCGCGCTGTAAAAAGTCAGAGTCTAAATCTGATGCGGTAACTGCAGCCATTTCTGTTACATACCTCCTGAATGATTTCATTACTATGTCTCTCTTAAATTCCAGATATAACTATTTATATAAAATAAAAAGCCGGTATTACCCGGCTTCGTTGATGTATTCCTCATATAAGGAATCTTGGAGAGTATGCGCTTCGATTTCCCATGGCTGGTCATCGTATTTAGTATTTGAGTGGTCAACAGCTTTCCATAACTGCTTGTGACCATCTTTATATCGTTCTGCTAGTTCTCCTTTAGCATATTGCTTTACGTGTACCATCTCGTGGATGATAGTCTTAATTACGTTTTCTTTGCCGAAAGATCTTTCGACTGTTATTTTAAATTCTCGTGGTGCAACGTTGCTGTCCATCCATTCACAATATCCGTCAGCACCACCTTTACGGATACTTTTGAAATCGACATCAACATGAATAGTACTGTGATATGGTAACAATTTGTCGAAACACCAACAAATCACATCTGAAGCGAGAGCTTCAAACTTCTCACTTTTTGCACCATTAATAAGATAACTATTCATTAAACTTCTTCCATTGCCTCGCGTTCTGCCTCAACCCATTCAACCGGGATATTCAGAGTATTTGCAATCTCCACATCACTGAATCCCTCAACAATAAGATCTTGCATATCTAAAACCATTGCTCCCATCGCGCTCATATTTGACTCCTTATTTAATTAATCAACAGGTATATTATACCAAATCTGAGGGTGTTTGTACACATCTCTAAAGGGATGATTTAGGGATGACTATCGATCTAGGATATAGAAATCGATACGGCTGGCATTCTTAATACCACCAACTACGTTTCCGCCCCAGTCATAAGATAGCGTACGGGTATATCCAAACCAAGGATTACGTACAACTTGTTTTACAAAAGGTTCACGACCACGTTT